ATATATTTAATTTATTATTTATTTCTACCTATTTATTTTTTACTTAATTTTTTTTTTTTTATTTACTTTTTTTATTTTTTTATTTTTTATTTTTTTTTTATTTTTTATTTTTTTTTTATTATTTTTTTTTTTTTTATTATTATTTTTATTATTTAAAAAAAAAAAGGAATCATTGTAATTACTTTGATTATTATTATTATTATTTTGATGAGGTGATTTCATTGGATCAAAATTATCATTTTTAGGTTGATTACTATTTGCTGTATTAGTTTTTTCTCTATCAAGTTTCATTTGTTCTAATTTTTTACTCAAATCATCATCACCTAAACTAGAAGTATAATTTTGAGGTGGTTGATATGCTAAATTAAATGAATCAATTCCATTATAATCTGAATTTTGACCAAATGCTGCATTAAAATCATTTCCCATATCATCTCCAGATGGTGTAAATGAATAATCAACACTTGGATTCATACTTTGATTTTGCGATAATTTATTCATATTATTTGAATTACCTTGATTTGTTGACTGTTGCATTTGTGGTGACTGTTGTATTTGTGATGATTGTTGTAATTGTTGTAATTGTTGCATAATAGATTGTATTATTTGTGGATTAACTTGTCCTGTTTGTTGAAGTTGATTAATTTGATTTACTAATTGATTAATACTAGTTTGATTTTGATTTTGATTTTGATATTGATTATTTTGTTGATTATAATTTTGATTATAATTTTGTTGTAATGGTGGTGGAGTTGTACTATTATTTAAATTTAATAATTTTGCAACTAATGGATCAATTGGTGGTTGCTGGTTACCTAGTTGAGGTACACCAAAAAATCCAGAACTTGAATTATTATTCATTTGATTTGTATCCATAGATCCCATTGCACCATTATATCTACCTTGTAATTCAGAAATTTTTCTATCTAATTCATCTTGAAAATTTTTTCTACCATCATTTGAAGTTGATGTTATATTATATTTATCATCGTTGTTATTTTGCATTTCTAATGGTAAACCATATTCACCTGTTGCAGTTATAAATGGACCTGCTGCATTTGAATTAAAAGATGCATATCCACCTGCATCTGAAAATGATTGGTATTCTTTTGAAGGAGTCAATTTCTGTTGTGGATGTACTGGTTTATCATATGGATTTCTCATTAAATTATTTTGTTTTTGCATAGATACGTTCATTTTAGAAATATTATTTTGTGATCTTTCTTTAGGTTGTGAATAAGGTAATTGTTGATTAATATTAGTATAATCATTATTATTTTGTTTATTAGAAATAATTTTAATACAATCACTTAAACTTTTTTTATTAAGTTGTTTAATATAATCTGCTGATGGTATATTTGCTGGTTTTTTACTACCATATTTTGCAAATGTTTCTTTCATATGGTTCAATATAATTTTTCTACATTTAAGAACAACATCTTTATTAAGTTGATCTTCAGTTAATTCAAGATTAATTATTAATTTTTTAGTTTGATTTGTTATATTATTTTCAGAAAAAAAATATTCTTGCATTTTTAATATTATAAATATAATATTATTTTATCTTATTTTAAATTTAATTAAACCCAAATAAAAATATTTTATATAAAAGATAATATATTATTTTTATATAAATAATATATTAATGAATAATTCACAGAATACTAGAAAAAATTTAGAATCACCTAATTATCAAATATCTGGAATACAACCAAATTATAATTATAATAGCGTTCAAAATTTAAATTTTGATAATAGTTCTATTCCACAATCAGGTTATGCTGATAATAAATTATTAAAAAATGCAATCAATGATCAACAACAATTTGTTAATAATTATAACAAATATAGTCCACACACTACTTTTAATCAAAGTTTTAGTCATAATGCAAATAGTAGTAATTTGGAAAATTTAAAAGATTTTTCACAATATAATATTGAAAAAACTTTTGAAGCAAATAAACCTATTTCTAGAATGTTAGATACTAAAAATAAAGATAATACAATATATGCTAACTTGAATGAGAATTTAATGAAAGAATCAATTATGGAAGTGAGATTAAATATTGATTCAATGGATCGTAATATACAACAATATCCAGATCCATTTAATTATGTAGTTACATTTGGTCCAATTGTTAATAGTGGAATTAATAATTCAGCATTAGGTAAAAATAATATCAAAACTGAATTAAAAAATTCTATAAAAAATAATAAAAATATTAATAAAAATAATTATAATGAAATTAATACTAATTTAGAAAATTCATTATTGCATCAAAATCCAAATTTTATTGTAAATTATACTGATAGATTAAAAAGAAGTTTTAATCCATATATTACTAGAGATTTTGATAATATTAAATTTATTAGATTAGATAATGTTGTTTTACCACGTTTTGATTGTTTGAAATTAAATGAAGATTGGGATTATTGTAGAGATATTAATTTTAATGATACTAAACAATATATTAAAGATGATTATGAAAGAATTAAAAAAAAAATTATTTTAAATAATAGATATATTCCAGATGATAATTTAACTTGTTCTTTATTTACTGATAGATTTATACAAATTTATATTAAAGAAATTGAAAATAATTATAATTTAGGAACCAATGCAATATTAACTAAAGCTTTTACAGTTTTTCCTGATAAACAAGTTGGTATTTTATATTGGAGAGGTAATCCTTATTATGCTGTAAAAACTTATAAAGATTCATTATTAGGAGTTATTAATAGATTATCAATACAATTTTATAATTCATGGGGGTTACCTATTACTCTTAATACTTCTAAAATAGATCCCGAAAAAAATATTATACTTAATCTAGAACTTATAAATCCAGAATTGATTAATTTTGATGATATTAGTAGTGATGATTCTAAAATGAATTTAATTATTAAAAAATTTAATGAAATTATTAAATGCATTATTTTTATAAATTCTTATATTAATAAAAAAATACCATTTTATAATACTGATAATTATAAAATAAATGATCTATTACAAAATGATAATTCTTGTAATTTTAATTTTTCTAAACTTGTTATTAATCAACTTGATTATGATATTACTGATATTTATAAAGAATTAAATGATTTTGTTACTACTAATGATTTTATTACTTGTGCTAAAATTAAAAAAAATAATAATAAAAAAGAATATATATCAATAGATAATTTTATTAATAATATATTTTGGTTTAATAAAAATTTAGAATTTAAAGAAAATATTCTATTTAATTTACAAAGTATTATAAATAATTATAAATCATTTGTTTTTACTGCATTAGATAGATTAAAAGTAGAATTACTTGAATTACCTATTAACCCTTATTTTCAAAATCATCTTACTTTTGTAATGGGTATGTACACTAATGAACTTAATACTAAAATAGATTTTTATCAATAAATATATTTTATTTAATTATTTTTATTAATAATTAAATTATTAAAAATTTTTATTATGTACTAAAAACATGAGAATTACCTACTGGAAATATTGTAGACGATTTATTTGATAAATCATATAAATTCATTGTAGGTTTTTGATGTTTTGGTAATACATGATATTTACCCGCATCTAAATTTTGTTTATTTGATACTGGTTTAGACGTTATTCCTGGTGTTGTTATTTCAGATGTTGTTATTCCTGGTGTTGTTATTCCTGGTGTTGTTATTCCTGGTGTTGTTATTCCTGGTGTTGTTATTCCAGGTGTTGTTATTCTTGGTGTTGTTATTCCTGGTGTTGTTATTCCAGGTGTTGTTATTCCTGGTGTTGTTATTTCTGATGGTATTATAATTCCAGGTGTTGTTATTTCTGATGATATTATTATTCCAGGTGTTGTTATTTCTGATGGTGTTGTTATTTCTGATGGTGTTGTTATTTCTGATGGTATTGTTATTCCAGATGGTCTTGTTATTTCGGATGGTATTGTTATTTCTGGTGTTGTTTGTAATAATTCAGGTACTACTGTTTCAGCTGATAACAAATTATTATCAATAATATTATTAATTTGAGAGATAATATTTTTACATTTAGATAATTCATTATTCATAAAATTCATTTTATTAATATTAACTTCTTTCACATTAATAATTTTTTCTTTTTGAATAATAGCATCTAATCTTGTTTTTTGATAATTTGCCATATTATTATATAACAGGAAATAAGAATATACGACAACAATTAATAAGAAGATCAATATATAAATTATAGTATTTTTAATCATTATATATATAAAAGATATAATATTTAATTTATAATTTAAATAAAGATTATTTAATATTTTTGATAAGCGGAATATGTATAAGTTCAATTTTATATATATTTTTATCTAATTTAATAGGAATATCATTTTCATCATATTTAATTTTACCGACAGGATAATTAAGATCATAATCATAAACAGTTCCGCTTTCAGGATTATACCAATAATCTTGTTTATTATCTAAATTTGTTTCATTATCAATAATACCACTAATTTTGATAACTTTAACTTTTATAGTAAAAGTTTTAGTACTATTTGATCCATTAGCTATTTTAATATCTTCATAAATATTTTCTTTATAGGCAGGTCCAATATGTTTATCAAATAAAGATGTTTCATTAAATTGAAAACATTTATATTTTGTATTATACATATTATGAGCTTTAAACAATTCACAATCAATAGCTACTTCTTTAATTGCATCAAGAAATGTTTGTATTAAATTATTTTTTGTTCTAGCATAATTTTCAATAATGTAATCTATAGTTTTAAGTTTATTAACATCTTCAATTAATATTTTTTCTTTTTTAAGTATTTGACCTTCTATTATTTCTTTTATTTTAATATTATGTTTCATTGATCTATATCTAAAAACATCTACATGTCTATCTTTCATCGGTAAATTTTTATGTGAACAAATACGAACTGCTCTACCTATTAATTGGGTTATTCTTACTTCATTCCAATAAGGTTCGATAATATGAACTTGTCTGATATTCTCTAAACTAATACCTTCTGCACCTGCTGGTGAAAACATAACAATTTTCATATTTTTTCCATTTATGTTATCGATATCTCTTTCTATTTCAACAGTTTCTTTTCTAATTTCTTTAGGAATATCATTATGAAATTCTCCATATTTAAAATAATCTTTTGAACTATTTTTATATGAATTATAACCAAAATATTTTAAATAAATTTTAAGGACATTAATTCCTTCAACTAAAACAAAATTTGAATAAATTAATACTGGTCCAGTACATTTTATGGTATTAAATATTACATTAACAAATTTACTAGAACAATCAATTAATGCAGTAATTAATTCTGATTTAATTTTTTCATTAGTATAATATTCTTCAAATGTTAAATATTTTTTAAAATTTTCAATATCATTTAATATATTATTTTTTGAATCTTTTTCTTTAATATATATTTTCTCTAAATATTTATCAAATTCATCCATAAATCTATTTAACATTTTAAAATATGCCTGTTTTTGAGAACTTAATGTTGATTTTATTAATTTTGTATCATTTGTTTTTAAAATTAATTCCATTTCCTTCTCTGAAATTTTAAATTTACTTGGTCTCGGTCTATTTTCTCCAGTTACTAACTCGTTTATTGCTGGAAATACAAAATTACTACATTGCTTTGTATATATGTATGATGTTTCATTGTTAATTGACTGTGATGATAAATTTTTCATTCTTAAATAATTATTCTCAATTTCCTCATAATAATCATATATTTCTGTCTGGTATTTTGTCATTTTTACATCAATATAATATATTGTTTGTGATGCATACAAATCTGGTGTTGCACCTATATAATAAGATACTAGTCCAACAATTCTTCTTTGAAACATATTTTTAGTAATACTATTAATTATTGGTATATTTGTACTATCTATATAATATTGATTAAATATTGATTCAGATTTCGGAAATATTCCCGGACGTAATAAATTAAATAATAATCCTAGCTCAAATGGTTTATTTATTGCAGGTGTTCCAGATAATAATATTACTCTAGTTGATGTATTTTCTTGTTTATCTTGTAAAATATGATCATAAATATTAATTGCTCTTTTTCCTTTTTTAGATGTTAAATTATTATAAACATTTCTAATAAAATTATGAGCTTCATCAATAATATATAAATTCTTAAGAGAACTATCAGTGTTCTTTACAGCATCCATAAATGTTACATCTGCATAAGGTGAATCATAATGTACAAATACAATATTTGAATATCGATGATCATAATCTTGTTTTAATAACCATCTGTTAATTTCTTCTTCCCATGGTTTATCATGTAAAGATGCTTTAATTAATAAAAATACATTCCATCCAGAAGTTGCATTATATAGAACATTATATATATTAATAGCAGTTGCTGTTTTACCAGAACCTAAACCGTGATATAATAATATATCATGATAAGGCGACTTGTAATCTAAATAATAAGTAATAAATTCTTGATATTTTTTCAGTCCTAATTTAGTTTTAACTTGACAAGGATCTTCATCGTCTTTACGTATTATTTCAGGTAATTTATATTTTGAAAAATTTTTTAAAATCCATATTGGAAATATTCTACCATTTAATTTAAAATTTGGATATACATTTAATTGTTTATTATCATCTTCGTAATTATCATCTTTATTATATTTTGACATAATTTTTATTATATATTAATTATCGAAAATAAAATATATTTATTTTATTCATAAACTTCTAAAATATATTATATTATTATATTAAATAACTAATTAATATGAATAATAAAAATAATAAAAATACTTTTAATAATCTATCTATCTGTTCATATAATTTATTGTGGCAAATAATGGATTATCAAAATTCAAATAGATTTCATAACATTAATAAAAAATTATTATCCGATTATAAAAATAATATTTTATTTAATATACAAAAAGTTATTGATTATTATAATCCCACAATTTATTGCTTTCAAGAAGCTTCTAATTATAAACATGTTTTAACACTCTTTAATCATAATTATTCTTTTAAAATTAATAAAAGTGATAAAGAATATATGATTACAATTTGGCAACATAATAAACTAAATTTAATAAATAGTTTTAAAGGAGAATTTGAAAAAGGTAGACCATTTAATATATTAATATTTTTTAATAAAATGGATAATTATAAATTTATTTTAATTAATATACATACTGGTCATGAAAAAGATACACAAAATAGTGTTATAAACCCAATACAAAAAGTTTTAGATAAAATAAGATTAGATGATACTAATTTATTAATAGATATACATAGAGTAATAATTACAGGTGATTTTAATAGAGATATCAATGATGAAATAAGAAATAATAATTATTATGTTCTTATTAATAAAAAAAAATATTATTTTAATTATTTAAAAAATAAAAATAATTCAAACACTTGTTGTGATATTTATGGAAAAAAATTTAACAAAAATTGTGATACTATTATTGATACATTTTATAAACCAATATTGGTACATCCGCTTAATATAGAAGAATGGTATAAATTTCCATCTTCTGATCACGTAATGATATTGGCTATTGTTAAATAATTTTATTCTATTGTTTAATTTCGGATGAATTTTTATTTAAAATTATATCATCATTGTCATTTAATATTACCTTTAAATGTTGTAATGCTTTTTTGGCTGCTAATTTTTCACCTTTTTGTTTGGATGAACCTGTACCTATACCTATTATATTACCATCTACATCTCTAACATACATCTTAAAATATTTCTTTCCCATCTTGTTGTTATCTACTATTACTTCCATAGTTCCATATTTAGGATCTCCCCAACCTAATTCATGATAATGTTGTAAAATTTTATCTTTATAGTTAGTATCAGTTTCTAATAGCTGGACCAAATCAATTTCATCTTCAATGAGAGAAATAACAAAATCGTAACACATCTGATATCCTTTGGATCTAGGTAATTTAATTAAATCTAAATTATTACCAATATCTTTAGCTATTATTCCGCATGAATCTAAATATAATGCTGCTATAAATGATTCAAATATATCACATTGGATATCTTCATTATTTTCACGAGCCTTTAACACTTCATAATTTCTACTTAATAATACATACTTGTTTAAACATATTTTTCTAGTCATTTCAGCAAAAGATGAACGCATTTCTATTTGAGAACGTAATTTTGTTAATAATCCTTCTTGCATTTCTTTATATCTAATAAATAAATAATCAGATATAATTAAACGTAAAATTGAGTCACCTAAAAATTCTAACCTTTCATAACTAGTAGTAGTTAAGGAAACTGCCATTTCTTTATTATCGTTTGATATAGGTATTAACATATCACCATTTATTAAATTAATACCCATAAAAATCATTTTAAAATTCTTTAAATCATTCCAGTCTTTTAGTATATATGATGGATGTGTCATTGCTGTTGTAAATAATTTTATGTCATTTATCTGATAATCTATTCCATAATTAGATAATGTGTTTCTTATATAATCTTTTGTTATAATTCTATTTTTCTCATTAAGTATATAATTAATGAGATTATTTTTACCAGCTTGTTTTATTGTTTTCTCTTTAAAATTATCCCAATCAAATTTTATTTGGTTATTCATTATTTTAATAAATATGTATTTTTATTTTTATATATTTTTATATATTTTTCAATTTTTATTAGTGTAATATTTAATATTTTTTAATTTCTTCATTCATAATATTCATATCTTTAATATATTTTGTATCTTCTACTTTATTTTGATATTCATTCAATAATTTTGCTGTTTTTTTATTTTTACTTAAAATAAGTTTTACATGTTTTTTTATTTCTAGTGAACCATTTGTATAATACATTAATTCATCTATTTTTCTAAAATATGTTGGCTGGCTTTCATCATTACCTAATTTTTTATATACAAAAAAATAATAATTTAAATGAGAACCAACTTTTACTGCATATTCTTTACCATATTTAGGTATTATTGTGATAATTGGTAATACGTCATAATCTTGATTGAATTCTTTTAATCCTCTTGATCTATATAAATTTATTAATATCTTTATTTTATATATATTATCATATAAAATTTTATCAGAATACCAGCAAATTATTAATCTACATATTGTCCATAATAATAATTCAACTTTCGGTTGTAAACATATGTAGTATTCTTGGGATAAGATTTTTATTGCTTCTTTTATTTTATCTTTATTTGATAATATTTCGTCTGGAGTTTTATTTTCTAATATCATATTAAATAATTTTTTATAATCAATTGGTAATCCATACTCTTCTTGTAATAATGATAAATGTGGTACTAAATGTTGAGTTATTTTTCTAAAATCATTATCATTATTATTAATATTTATTAATTCTAAATAATCACCAACTATTCTGAATTTTATAAAATCAAATAAATTTGTATTATCTGTAAAATTATTTAATTCTATACGTTCTGTTTCTAATTTTAATCTATTCTGGTATCTATATAATTGTTCTTTTATTTTAACAATTATTTGTTTACCTAATGAAAATGTATCTAGTTCATTATCAAATATTAAATGTTTATACATTAATGTATTTTTAAAATTATAATATTCATCATCGTCTATTTTAAAATATTTCTCTAATATTTGTTTTAATATATTTTTCACTTTTATTATATCGCTTTCTGATAAAAACTCTATAGATGGAGTGTATTTAGATGGATTTTCATTTAAAAATACTTCATCGTATATAACTTTTTTTTCTTCAAATAAATTACTTAACATATTTAATATATATTTTTCATAATCATCTTCTTTCATATCCTGTTTTTGATATGTATGTATTTTTTTTATAGATACTTTTGGTATTTTAATATCATTTTTATCATTTTTATTATTATTATTTTCTTCGTAATTAACTTCAATAGTATCTTTATTAATAAATGTTTTTAAACCTTGAATATATTTATTAAAATTTATTTGTATTTTTATGCCTATTTTTTCAATAGAATCATGATAATTTAATATATTCTGTTCTAACATTAAATCACTTAATTCATATACATCTTTATTTATGGTACTTAATATATAACCTTCTTTATTATTATTTTCTAATAAATTATTATAACTTTTTAAAGTTGGATCAACGTAATCTGTATAATTCTCTAATTTAGCTATTAAATTTGTATTATTCCATAAAAATTTTATTATTTTACCAACATACTTATTTTTTATTAATATATAATCACCAATTTTCATTTTAATATAATAATTATATATTTTAAAAATTATTCTTATATTATATTCTTATTCTAACTTCAAATTTATTTCTTTTTTTATTTCATTACCAGATGAATTCTGAAATATATATGTTGATTCTTCTTTGGATTGTCCTGGTTCATATCTAAAAACCAATGGTTTACCTTGTTTTTTTCTTTCTTTAATTAACATTTTTCTTTCAATTTCAGGATCAATAGTTTTACCAATACAATCAATTACTAATCCTTCAAATATTGAATCATCGTATAATGTTAATTTATTAACTTTAAAATAATAATCTCTAAATGCTACATATCCATTTAATAATTTATATAAAATATCATTCCAATTATTATCATCATCTACTCGTATTTTTACTAAAATTATTAATGCATGTAATATGTTAAAATCAAAACTACCTACATTTATTAATAAATCCTCTTCTTTTATATTATTCAAATTATTAAAATTAATTAATTGTACTTTTTTTATAGGTATACATTTATTATTAACTGAATATACATATAATATTGGTATCTCGTCTTTACCATCATTGTAGTATATTACAAAATTATTACTATAAAATTGAGAAAATGGATAATATTCTTTGTGAGATAATTTTGTTGACACTTCTTTTGGGAATTTAGTTTTTATTTCTTTTAATAATTCTTTTCCATCTTCTATGTAATTTGTAGAATATACTTCTAAATATGGAAGTGATATATAGTTGTAATTTGCATTTTCTTTCTTGTATTTTGATATATATAAATAATAATTATATACATAAAATCCAGTAAATAATATACTTTCTTTTTTTATTAAATAATTAAATAATAAATTCATTGATTCTGATATTTCTATTTTATCGTATTTAACTATCTTAACTGGTTCTGATACTAAGGGTAATGGATATGTTTTCTGTAATTTTAAATATCTGCCAAAATGTTTTTCTAACCTCCAAAAACTTACTAGCGGATCAGTAAACATCCTGAAATAATCTATCATTATAAACCAGGGATGAACTATTGTGAAACCATCTATCTGTAAAAATCTTATCTTGTGATATATATTATTTGGTATATATGTTATATCGCAATATAATTGATAATTTACAAATATTGAATATGTCTCACGATGTTGAGCTTCTCTACCTTCTACTGTTTCATAACCATCCTTGTGTAATATGTTACATAAACGTATTAAATCATTTATCGGCTCTGGTGAATAAAAATCAATATCAGGTGTATCATCTTCAGTATATAATGCTAAATTTTTATTCTTATTTATTAATAACTTATTTAATGCATAACCTCCGTATAATTTTCTTTTATTATCTTTTACATACTTGAATATCGTTTTATATATTTCCTTCTTCTCTTCTATTGATGGACCATAATTATTTATTTTTTTCTTTTCAGCGTCTTTTACTTTTTTTAATATTTTAGGAAAATGTTGTATAAATATTTCATCTTCAGTATTTACGATATCTAATGACATTATATATATATATATTATTATAATTATATACTAATATTTAATTATTTTTTTTAAATATAATATAAAACTATTTTGCGTTTGAAAAATATATAGATAAATTTTAATACCTACTAAAATTTTTTTTATAATTCATATTTATATATAATTATGCCCTGCAACTGCGCTGAAAAACCCCTTGATGTGACTAAGCCTAGCGAGTCTCACAAGAAAAAATGTGGTCCCTCTGTTTGCCATTCTAATTGCTGCCCTGAAGAACAAGAAGTTGATTGCTGCACACCTGCTTTCTTAAGATTAGAAAAATTAAGAAATGGCTGGACCAACATATTAACTGATTCTTTAGAATTACCTACTGTTGGTGATGCCAGTGATGCTGATGGAAGCTTCAATATCGTTGGAGTTAATGATAGACATGGTGATCCTATACCTGGTCCTACAGATAATCTCTTTAGTAATGATGATCAAGGTGAATGTGGAGATGAAAATGGTATTGCATTAGTTTCCAGTACCGATAGTAGCGGTAACTTTACAATTGAACTCGACTTAGCATACTATGCTTATCTCTTCACCAATACTTTAAGATATACTCATGAACAAGAATGCGGTAAAAAAGATCAATTAGTTGGTTGGTTATTTGATACCAGCGACGAAAATCTTGAAATCTTCCAAGATTTACCTGCATTAAATTTAACAACAAATGTTAATAGAGAAACTCTTATCAATAAAAAGGCTGATGATTTAACTAGACAACAAAAGAAACAATTATACAGTCTTAATATCTTATACAAACTTTCTCTTAAAGCTCTTGCTAAAGCTGTCTCCCCCAGAGGAGAAGGTAATATTGTACAAGTTTCTGATAAAACTGGTCAAGAATGGCTTGTTGCAATTAACGCTGCTGACTCTGAAGTTGAATGCCATAATACAAAATACGTTATAGTCGCCGTCCCCTTATGTTAAATTATTCAAATAAATAAGTTTTAATTTAATATATTTTATATTAATTATATAATATAAAATGTCTAGTATACAAAATTTTTTTAGAATACCACAAATATATATACCATTTATATCTAATAAAAAAAAATTAAATAATAAAATCATATCTAATAATCAAATCATATTTAATAATCAAATCATATCTAATAATCAAATCATATCTAATAATCAAATCATATCTAATAATCAAATCATATCTAATAATCAAA